GCTGTTAACACGTCTTGTGCTTTACGAGCCTCAACGGCACGAAAGTTAACAAGGTAACTATGTGAATACGTATCACTTGCTAAGGCAAGTTTGGGATTCACATAACGAGTATTTTGACCCGTAGCAGTAATAATGGTTTTACCTATTCTGTCGATGATAGAGTAAGAAGCAAGTGCTTTTTTTGTAAGCGTAGCTGTTTGAGAAATGGTTTGTGTGTGCATAAGTAAATGATTTAGAAATGGATGAATAAACTACGTACCAACACAGTACGTAATGAGTTAATACTTAACCCAAACAACTTCAAAGGGGTTTGATAAACAGGAGTACGCAGTACTCCCTAAGGAAGTACCACAAGACTAAGCCAATGAAGGCTTAGTCTTAGTAATGAAGGCAATGATGACATACTCATCAACGTTAGCATTCATAGCTAACTTGCGTAAGTAATGTTGAGCAATAGCTCTATTGTCTGCATTAGTGGTTGTTTCTCTGATTGCTTCTAAAGCATCAGAGAAAGCATTTTTTGGGCAAGTGAAGATTGAACGTGACATATAGATAAGGATTATGGATTAGTATAGTATAGTGTTTAACATAAAACACTCCAAACAACTTTAAAGAGTATTGATAGACAGGAGTACGCAGTACTCCCAATCAAGGGAGTTTACTTTCTATTTAGAGTATCTCTCCAATTTGAGAGTTAACCCTATCCCCTATTGATTCTTGAAAGAATCGAAAGCAGAACGGAAGTACCCCGGTAGGGGAAAACCCAAGTACCTTAGGGGGGGTTTGATATACAGTGTCCAACACCATCTACAACACACAACAATTTTAAACACTTCACGATTTTATAAAATTTTATAAAATTTTATAAGGGAGGTAGGATCTGTTTCATTGGTTTAGTTATGTAGTGTGTAGTTCTGACTTTGTTTAGTCGGTCTTCCCACATTTTACTTTCGCCAGGCATAGGCATATTTCTTGATTCGACAGTGTAGTCTACGAATGGTAGATCTCTTCGGATATAGGTAGAGGTTGTTGACGTCGCTTTGTTAATGAAGAAGCGTATAGTTTCTATGAACCAAGAATCTAATTCTCCCTCAAATGTTGGTACGATTGGGTAGGCTAGTTGGTAAACGTTAGTTCTGAATTGCATTATGATTTTACGAGTGTAGAAGTGTTTAAACTCTTCGGCTGTTAGGTATCGACATACTTCTTTACTGAATGCTCCGAATCCACCTAATCTCCAGTCGAAATTAAACAGTCTCTTTTTGTTACTTGCGTAATAGTTACCTTCTAGTACTAACAATAGGTTTACTATTTTAGTCATTGATAGGTAGCCTGGAGAATGAGCTAGTACTTTGAAGATGGCTTGTAGTTCTAAAGGTAAGTCTTGAATCACTATTGGTTTCTTCTCTGCTTGTATAGATTGGAGTTCTGCACTTACTACTGATGATGCTTTCTTCTTTGCTATTTTACGACTTGTTACAGCTCTCTTTGCTGCTACATCTACTACTGATATTGGTTTCTTCATAATTAAAAAAAGTTAAGGTTTAATATAATCTATGGTCTCCCACAAACACGTATATAACTGATAAGCACGAACGAGCAATCCAGTTTACTCGAGTGAGAAGGGTAAAATACTCATTATTTTTGACATAAGCATAATCGTTAATATTCTTATAATGAGTACGTTATAGGATACACTTTATAAGTCTATTATTAGCTTCTCTTAGGTAGACAAGTGATGTATGGATACATTTACACTTTTCATTTCATAGATGATATTTATTTTATATAACAAAAATTGTTATGCTTATTTGGTTTCTATGTAATTATACTATAATTTAGCGGTATGACACAAGAAGATATTATAGTTAATTATGTTGATTCGATCTTTAGGACTAGTAATCCTTATTATCAGTATCAAGTATTTGAGAACATTAAACCATTTCCTAATTCTGATATGGCTCAAAGTAATTATAAGATTGTTGAACAGCATAGATATATACCGGAGGAAAAAACTACGGTTTATCAAGAGTCTACAACAGTTAATATGAAAGAGCTTTCTACTAAGAATAGAAGATTTGAGTTTTATACTAGACTTATAGCACTTCTTCCCAGAAGTATCCACGAAGACTTTAAGTCTGAGAAAAGAGGGAAGAAGGAAGATGCTGATTTTATTGATTCTCTTTTAAATGATAAAGAGGAAGATATCACAGAAACTAAACCAGTTGCGATTGGAGATATTAATAGGTTACTTCTTGTTGATGCTCTTACTACAGGAGATAAACCTAGAGTTAGAGTTATACCTATGCAAGGTTTAGCTGGAAGAATTAATCCTGATAATACTGTTGATCCTAGAAAAGATTTGATTGCTCTTACTTATGCTGCTGCACTTCTTGTTAGAAGAATAGAAGAAGAAGGGCTTACTGATAAAGGTATAGCAATGCAGAATACTAGAGATTTACTTGATGCTCTTTATACAGATCCTAACATTGATTATAAAACTTATAGCTAATGACTGTTAAAACTACAATACTTGAAGTTCTTAAATTGAATAATGTAGTAATGGGTAAGACTGTTAAGAGTTATAAGATTAATGTGAACAATGAGAAAGGACAGATTATATTAGATATGATTATTGAGACAGAGGAGAGTCTACCAGAAGAGAAGACAGAAGAAGCTCCAATAATGGTAGACTCTTCAATGCTCACAGAAGAACAATTAATAAACTTTACAAATAATCCAAATGGAAGAAGTAAACAAGACGGAACCGAAATTGATGGTAACGTGCAAACTGAAGAAAGAGCAGTTTAGAGTTAGAGACGGCAAAGAATGTTATGAGGTTACGTTTGATAATAGAAAGATCTATGTCGAACTTCAAGTAATAGGTTTCTACGCAGAAACGGTAGAAGAAGCACAAGCAAGATTAGAACCTTCAGAGATAGAGGAGTTTTCCGCTAAAACCATTGAAGAAATTAATAGCTAATGTCTGATTCTATTTTCAGCCCTAGAAGTTGTACAAGATGTGGTACAAGTAATGTGTACTCAAATTCAACTTGCTCTAGTTGTGGAGCAACAATGTAAAACAAATAAAAAACAGAAGAAATGAAAACAGGATTTGAAGAAGTAGGGTTTAGACCCGTAGGTATGGCGCTTGCAATCTTTATGGATCAAGAAGCTAAAGATCAACTTGATGTTGAGAAAAGAGCAGAGAAGAAATCAGTTATTGCGAAAGTAGATAACTCTTTAAAGGATGCTAACGGTAATCCAATGATTCCTATTTTTAAAGGAGATAAGGCAGAGAAAGAAGAAGCAGAGAAAGAAGCTATTTTTATTGTAGCTGCTATTTCAACTACTTTAGCTGAGATGGTTGATGCCCCAGCGGTAGGAGATAGAATTATTGTAAGAGCTTCGTCTGGATTTCATCCACTTGTAGTTAATGGTAAGGAGTATGGAATCTGTCCTTCTCATCTTGTACTTGCAATCGTTAAAGCTTAATGGTATCTACTCTATATCAATATTGTAACTCTTGTAAATCTAATAGACGGTTCTATAGGTTTACAGGAGTTTCAAACTGTACTGCTTGTAAAGCAGGAATTAAAAATAAGATATACTATGAAAGTAATTACGGCACATCTACGCAACGAGAAGGATCACATCCTGGCGTACTTGACGTTGTTAATGGGCTTGATGAGGTTGACGGAAACAGAATTGAAAGTGTTAGCAGAATTAGTTTGGGAACATCAGAAGATGTTTCAATCAAACGTACTAGAGCCGGCATTAGGAAGTCACATCTTCAACAGCGAAACCAAGAACAATATCAGGGAGAGGTTGTCGAAAGACAAACCGATATCTCCTCAACACTTCAACAACATAATGAAGTCACTGAGGGACAAGGGAGCGATAGTCGAATCCGTAGACTCTGGATTGGGCTACTCCCTAGACGAAAGAATACTTCCGGATTTGGAAGTGACGTTTAAATATGTAATACAATGAAAAGCTTAGTTAATAACTTCGATACTTCTAAAAGCTTCTGGGAAGAACACCCAGAATTAAAACTAGCTGGAGCTTTTAAGGTTTTATACGATAAGGATAATAGTACTAAAAGAGCACAAAGTTCTAGAATTATGTGGTACATAGCTCTTTGCGTAGATCCTAAGTCTAAGTATGCCGATCTTCCTGATGAAGGAGAAGACAATAAATGGGGATTACTTGGTAAGGATATGATGGAAAGACCTAATTACCACGTCACGCACGCTGTTATGCTCCACCCTATTATTGAGTTTTATACTAAACTTGTAGAAACTCCAGCACTTAGAGCTCTTAAAAGTTGGAAGAAGAAGATGGAGGAAAGACAACAACTCTATGACGACACTTCTTACACTCTTGATAATGTTGAACTTCTTGATAAGATGGTAGGAGCTACACCTAAACTTATGGCGGAACTTGATAGGATAGAAGAGAAGTTAACTAAAGAAAAAATACAAGCAGGAGCTAGAGGAGCCGCTCCAGCATCACTTTCTGATTCCGGTGAGATATGAATTATATACTTGTTAGAATATGTAAAGAGGTTGCTGCAGAACTTAATATGCCGGCATCAGAAGTTGAAGAGATTTTTAAATCTCAAGAAGAGTTTATATCCAAAGCAATAGCTGACGGTAAATTTAATCGTATTAGAATTCAAGGTCTAGGGTTATTTTTTCCTGTGGAGTATAAAATGAAGAAACATAATTTTGGTAAGTATGGTAAGCAAAGAGAACTTCCTTCTGAAGGGGATACCGAATCTTCATCCGAGGAGTAGTCAATATAAAGATTTTTGGAAGGCGGAGAAACGTAAATGTATAGAAGGGTATTGGGTTAGTGGGAGATATATGCCTGGTAATATTTACTTCTATGTAAACTTTTGGCACATCTTAAAAAATAAGGATAACTACTCTAAGGTTAAAGTTATAGCCTTGCCGGATCTTAGAGATATAGAGTGGATTAAAGGTTATATGTTTATGGAAGCTAGAGGTTTCTCTGGTTTTGCAGAAGATGATGAAATAACTTGTAGTAGAGACGTTAAGAAAATTGAAGAAGGTTTAAACAATAAGACTTTAGAACCTGATGATTATTTAGCCGCTTTAAAATATCTCCCTAAACAATGCTTCACATCTAAGAACGTTCTTAAGAAATACGAAGAAGCTAGGGATTACCTACCTAAAAACCACGGAGTAAATAAAGGTAAACCTCTTTATCAGAATGAAGCTCTTGATATCATTGACCTTGAGTGTCGAAGAGTGGGCAAATCGTATTTTGCAGCAGGAGGAATTATAGCTCCTAATTTCTTATTTGATGGAGCTACAGATTATGATGATTATCTTGAAGCTATTAAGATTGGTAATCCTATGTCTTCAGAAACTTTAGTTGGAGCTATTGATAGTAAGTATTCTAATGACCTTCTTCGTAAATTTGGTTTAGGTCTTTCTCATATTAAAGGAGCGTATAAAGTAGGGACAACTAACTTTCCTTCTCCTTTAGCTAAGAAAATAAGTGGAACTTTAAATCCAAATGATTCTATTATATCAAGATATCTGGACTCGGATGGAGATTGGAGAGGATCACAAAGTAAACTGCATCATAGATCTTTTAGAGATAATCCTTTTGCTGGGAATGGTACTGGGCCCTCTATTACTTGTCTTGAGGAGATTGGTTTTATGGAAAATATAAGAGAAGCAAAAGGAGCTCTTAAAGACGTTACCTCAAATGGTACTCAGAAGTTTGGTTCTATATTTATGTTTGGAACAGGAGGAGCTATGGCTCAAGGAGCTACACAAGCCGCGCAAGAAATCTTTCTTAATCCTGAAGAGTATGATTGTATTGCCTTTCCTGACTTCTATGAGAACTCTGGTAAAAAGATAGGATTCTTTATTCCTTATCATTTAGGTCTTAATCAGTTTAAAGATAAAGAAGGTATCACAGATATCGTAGAAGCTAAGAAATGGGTAGAAAAGAAAAGAGTTAGACTTCGAGCGGGTAAAAGTAAGAAGCCTTATAATGATGAACTTCAAAATAATCCAGAAGTTCCATCTGAGATCTTCTTACTCACCAACTCTAATATCTTTCCAGTAGCTGATTTATCAGATCATCTTAAAAGTCTTGAAGCTTCTCTTAGTGGTTTTACTTCTGGTCAACTTGGTAAACTAGTTCTTAGTCCTACGCACACGAGAGGTATTAAATGGGAACCAGATCTTAAGAATGAACTCAAGATTTGCGACTATCCTATGGGAAAACAAGACGATTCAACAGGAGCAGTTCAAATATGGGAGCATCCGCCTATAGAAGATATACCTTATGGTATGTATATAGCTGGCACTGACCCCTATGACCAAGATAAATCAGAAAGTTCAAGCTCTTTAGGTTCTACTTTTATCTATAAAGTAGGAGATTTTAGACAAGGAGGTATAAGAGATATGATTGTAGCTGAATATACAGCAAGACCTGACACGGCTTCAGACCATCACGAGATAGTTAGACGTCTTTTACTCTACTATAATGCTACAGATTTATATGAGAATGAGAGAAATAGTATGAAAATGCACTTTGAACATAAAAATTCTCTATATTTGTTAGCGAACACCCCGACGATTTTAAAAGCAACGGAAGGATCTAAGGTTGATAGACATTATGGTACTCATATGACTGCCGCAATTAAGTCAGAATTAGAAATATACGCAAGAGATTGGCTTTTAGAACCGGCAGGTAACGGATTATTGAATTTACATAAGATTTATTCTAAGTCTTTATTAAAGGAGTTGATAGCTTACAACAATCTCGGTAACTTTGACCGTGTTATTGCGTTTCTATTAACTATATGCTTAAAGTTGCAGAACTTTAGAGTGTTAATAGAGGATAAGAAGAAAGAGATAGCGCAAGATTCATTCTTTAACAGACAATTGTTTAAATGAGTACAGATTTATATAAAGTATCCCTACAGCTTCCCAAACAGAAGCTATTAGTTAAGCAAAAAGATGATGCTTGGAGACAACAGTGTATAGATGCCATTGATGGTATGGCTACTGCCTCTGCCAGAAATGGTAGAACCTCCAAAGCTAGAAAGAAAACTAACTATAATCTAGTCAACTCTATATTTGATGAGGCAGACTACGATTATGTACTTAATCCTTATAACTTTTCTGGTCAATATGGAGGAACACCGGCCAGAATCAGAGACATCAATCAAATCAGAAATAAAGTAGAACGTCTGAAGGCTGCAGAGCTTATCAGACCTTTCCCTTTTATGGTAGCTGGTATTGGAGGAGAAGTAATTAATGCAAGACAAGAGAAACTTCACGCGGAAAGAGTTAAGTTTATTACTCAAAAGATACAAGAAGAAGCTGGAATTACTCCTGAAGAAGTTTCTAAGTTTAAATCCTTTCAAGAAATAGAAGATTGGCACTCTAGACATTATAGAGACCCAAGAGAAGAGTGGGGAAATGCGATGATTGAGACAGGTATGGAGCAAGAAAGACTTCGTATGAAATTCAATCAAGGTTGGGAACACGGTATTATAGCGGCTGAAGAACTTTACTATGTTGGTATTGTTTCTGGAAGACCTACTGTAAGAGTATGTGAACCTATGCAATGTGAGTGGGATAAAAGCCCTGAACTTCTAAACACTAACGATTCAGACTGGTTTAGAGAAGAAAGGTTTATGTCTGTTGCTCAAATAGTAGATGAGTTTGGTGAGTTCCTTTCTGACGATCAAATAGATGAGATGGAGAACGGTTTTCCGTTTGAAAACTCTATGTATCCTAGAGATAGAATGTACCCTGGTTATGCTTATACTGCTGATTACGTATCTAAAAGAGAATTCAATTGGGATTCTTCTAGATCAAGATCAGCTTATATTAGAGTTGTTACAGGGTCTTGGAAGTCAAGAAAGAAAATAGGCTTCCTACAATATAAAGATGAACAAGGAGAATGGCAAGAAACTATTGTTGACGAAACAAGGAGACTTACAACAGAAGAGAAAGCGCAAGGAGCAAAAATAGAATGGAGATGGATTTCTGAGGTTTGGATGGGAACTAAGATTGGTAGTCGTTTTTATATAGACATCAATCCTATTCCTAATCAGATGAGGACTATTATGAATCCTTCTGAATGCAAACTTCCTTATGTAGGAAGAATGTATAATAACGTAAATACAGAAAGTAGATCACTTGTAGATTTAGCTAAACCTCATCAGTACCTTCTTAATATAGTATGGTATCGTCTTGAGAACGAATTAGCTAAAGCTAAAGGTAAGAAGATGACTATTGATATGGCTCAGATCCCTAGATCTGAAGGTATGGATTTAGATAAATGGATGTACTACTTCGATAATGTAGGTATTAACTTCATTAACTCTCACGAAGAGAGTAAGAAAGGTAAGACTGCGTCTTTCAATCAATTCCAAGAACACGACCTTTCTCTTTCCAATGTAGTTGGAGAGTATATGAAAGTAATTGAAAAACTAGAATCTTTGATTGAACTTATGATGGGAGTTAATGCTCAATCGCAAGGTCAAACAAATCCTTACGAAACTGCTGGCGGTGTTA